TTCAGACATGGAAGATAAGCGAGTCATTTTGGACTCGTTTTTTTGAATGATAGCAAGACGCTTCTGATATTCGGATTTTGTAATGTCGCCATTCTTATACAGCAGCTTAAGATTCTTGGTATCTTGGTCAACTAATCCTTTGTAATGACTTTTTGCAGTCTTAGTTAGTTTATCAAAAGCAGAACCATCAGATAGCTTAGGAGCATGGATTTTCTGGAATGATAATCCTTTTTGAATGGCTTTACCTAACTTGCGACCGATTCCTTCACCAGCAAGACCACCAAGTCCAGCGCCAATGGCCGTACCAATTCCGGGAGCAATCATCGTCCCAATAGCTGCACCAGCAGCCGTGCCACCAAGTGATCCGCCAGCTGCACCAACATGTGACCCAGCAGTTTTCTTAGTAGTGCCAATTAGATCGGTTCCGGCATTTAAAACGTCAAATAGGCCAACTGATCCAGCAAGCACTTTACCAGCTTTAGTAACGTTCCCGAGCTCACCGAATCCATGTAGTTTAGAAGTTAAGCGACTAAGCCCCTTAGTCTTGGAACCATATTTTTCAACACGAGTAAGCTCTTTTGCTTCCTTGCCAACACCTCCGCCTGCTGATTCTGTCACGTCTTCAATAGCGTTCTCAGCTTTGGACACTTTACCACTGCCAGTGTTTCCGCCAATACTTGTATCAGCATTTTCTTGTCGGGCTCGGCTATTACGATTTAGCGCGGCTGTCTCTTCATCAATAGCAGCTTTTTCCTTTTTTAAGCCAAATATTTCAGCAGCTTTGCCAAAAATATCCTTAAATCCTTGAACGGTCCTCAGCCCTTTGTTGAAAGCCTTAAGCCCCTTACTAGCAACAAACCAAGTTGCGGCAAATTTAGCGAACGTGTCGGCATTACCACCGATCAGCTTAACAAATGGCTTCAATAGAAAATTGGCAATTTTTAACGAATCAATCAACGTCTTAAAACCAATTCCGCCTAAACTCTTAAGAGTTACCAATAAATCTTTGATTTCAGGAGCATTTTTGGCAATTGACTTTGAGGAATCAGTAACTCCCTTAGCCAATGAGTTCATCGCACGATTCATAGCTTGCGGGGCTGATTTAATACCGAATGCTTGTGCAAATGCCTTTGTAATCGTGTTGATTCCTTGGCTAGCAGACCGACCCACTTTAGTGAATTCTTTGTCCGTTCGCGGATCAGAAACCCATTTAGCCACCGCCGCATATAACGGATTCTTGGCCGTCATAATTGGTTTCTCCATATCACCTAATAACGCGGGAACACGTGCTTTGATAGTTCGTTCCATACCCACCATCGTTTTAAGCATATTGTCCGCAGCTTTATCATACTTTCCAGATCCTAATTGATTGAATGTTTTTTCAATGTCATTAGCTGAAATTTTACCGGACTTTGCCATGGCAGCTAAATCTGCTACAGTGACTTTCTTTCCGTGATGAACTTGTGTTTCATACTTTGCCAATTGTTCCCGGAACATCGGGAAATATTGGCTAATTTGGTTAAGCATGCCGGCATTAGCCTTACCACGGGATAAGCCGTTGACCATGTCTTGTGTAACTGCTTGAATTTGCTGACTGTTCAATCCAACGGCATCAGACATGTTTAACATCGATTTAGTTAGCTCATCAGATTCTTTTTTGCTGGAATGCAAATGATAGAACCCTTGTTCTAACTCATTAACAACGTCCACGGCCTGACCTGTCTTGACTGACAATTCATTAATTGTTTTAACCATCGAATCAGATTTTTTTGCTGTCCCCGTCAAGGTTAGCCAAGTGGCCTGCATTTTTTGCTGTTCTTTTTCGTAATCAGCACCCGCTTTAACGGCATCACTAATATGATTAGTCAATGATTGCCATGCGTTAATGACACCGCTAGCCAATAAGTGTGCTCCGAATATCTTGCCAAACAAATGGTCAGCTTTTTCTGTCTTATGGTTAGCACGATCAGTAGCAGCAATCAACCGGTTAATTCCTGTCGGATGAAGTGCGTTATCTTGGCGCCGAACATCGGCTAGTTCATCTTTTGTGTGTGCTAGTTTGGTTCCCAATTCATTAACACGGATGGATTGCTGGCGATAAGCATCAGAAGACTTGCCACTTGCTTCGGCGGCTTCATTTAATCGTTGCTTTTCAATTTCAAGCTGTTTATTAAGCCCCTCATAAGTAGCACGCAAGCCACGTCCCTTTGCAATTACTGCCTCGCTAGTACGCCCCTCCGCCTGCAAACGATCGGTGTAAGCTTTGCTAGCTTGAGCTGCCAATTGCGTGCTTCGTTGAACGTCAAGAACACCAGATTTAAAAAGTTCAGCAGATTTCTTAGCGCGTTCCTGTTGCGCCGACAAATTGCTAATCTCAGTTTTTGCTCGCTTAATCTGATTCTCATATCGCACATAGGCCGAACGCCCCTTTTCGGTGTCCATATCTAGACCCTTTTGTTGCTCTCGCAGTTTTTTAATAACTGCCTCTTGACCGGAGATGGCCCGTTTCGCATCAGCCACTTTGCCGGCATAAGCCTTCATGGCATCACCGCCTGACTTTATTTCAGCAAAGTTAGACTTCATAGCCGTCTTTAATAGCTTGGCTTCGTTGCGTATCTCCTTTAGAGAGCGTGTCATACCGCCGTCATCAAGATCGATGCCAAACTTATATCCCTGAATTTCTTCCACCGTTGCTCCTCCTTTCCTACATGTTTCCTGGGGTGATTCCTAACCTCTTAAGCATTTCCATTGGATCTTCTGGTCGTTCGTCAGGATCACGAGCCTGCAGAATTTCTTGCATCCGGTGAAAATTAGCATCGTCGAACTCATCAGGGGACATTCCCTTATTGATCATCAGTTGCTGCGCATAGTAATCAAAATCTTCAATTTGATTTTCTAACTCTCGGATGCGTTTTCGCCGTCTGATTTTGGGTCCGGTTCGTCCTCCTTGTCTGTATCTTCTGCATTCGGGTTAATGTCCGACAAAGCATATTGTAAACGACCTGAGAGCTCGCCAATTTCATCATTGGTTAAATCTTCTAATCGATCTTGTTGCTTTTTATTAAGGACTAAAGTGGTTGTCAAAAATTCTTCCGTCTTATCTAATAATTCGATTGCTTGATCATGTTCTTTTTGTAGATCATCAAATGTTTGCGGTTCCTTGTCTTCATTTGAAAATGCTTTGGCTTGAATCAGTTGTAAGTTCCAAATCTTGCGCATATTACGATTGCTAGGCTTGATTTTTTTCGTTTCGTTTAGTCCGATTTCAGGAGCTGAAAATTCAATGTATTCAATCATAAATATTTCCTTTCATAATAAAAAAGCCGCCCCATTCGGTATTGTTAGCTTTCTTAGGCGACTACTGGTCTATTTACTTGGTTCCACTATCAGTGGGAACCGTTGGTTGGACTACTCGCCGGTGTTACACCAAAAATTTCTTTATCAATAACACTTTGATCAAATCCAGTCTCACCATCGTAGTAAATTTTGCCAACATGATTGTCGTCATTAGCAAATGGCGTGAAAGTGAGTGCATCGTTGACTCGTGTTTCGTTTTCGTTGTTAGTCCCTAGTGATAAATCACCAGCGGTGACGTATCCGTCGTAGAATCCAAAGTGAATACCACCACCAGCAACTGTTTCTGAAACGATTTCTACCGCTACATCGACTGGGTGGCCTTCAAGATCGTAACCACCTTTGCCATCAGATTCCCGTCCCAAAATAGCTGCCAGCACATCATGAGCCAAGAAGTTAATTGTCAATGCAACACTTGGTTGAGCCTTACCGACTGAAATATCGGCAACAGAGTTGTTCCCCCAAATGCGGGTAACAGAAGGTGCCAGCCCGGATAGGGCCGCACTAGCAACACCACCATCTGTAGACGTCGTAACCTTGTAAATGCCATTAGCATCAGCACCTGGAATCCCAGAAGTTAACGCTTTGCCAGTCGTAGCATCTAATAATGCAAAGCGAGCATAGGAAACACCTACATACCCGCCGTCTTTTGCTTTTGCCATGTTAAATATCTCTCCTTTATTTTTTGTGATTGAATTTTAAAGTTGCCATCAATTGACCATCATCTGGGGTCAAAACATGACCATTATCGCTAAAACAGTAATAACGATCTGAACGCATTACTTGTTTTAACTGATTTTCTAAGTCGTCCATATCACCGACATAATCTTTTGGATAGTAAATCTGCACCTGAGCTTGCTGCTGTAGATAAGTAGCCTCATTGTCACCATATCCAGATTCATTGTTTGAGATTTCTGTAATTAAAAAGACGGGCTTATCGTCCGTCCAATCATTGGCTTTAATTCCGAATGTATGAATCTGGTCACTACTAACGTTTGGCAACTTTTCAATAGAGTTAACAATTACCTGACGAATCTCACTGGCTAACGTCACTGGCTATGCACCTTCTTATCCATCGTTGCTTTTAACGAATCAGCTACAGCCTTGCCAACTTCTCCTTTAGCTTCACGTTGCGTTGCTTCCCAAAAATGCTTTCCAGCTACTGGATCATAATTTGATTGCTTAGCACGGCCGCCTGGTGGCTTCGGAATCCAACCATCATTGATGATTCTAGCCACGTAGCCCTTCATGCTTTTCTTAGTAAAACCAACATCGACCGACCCATTCGCATGTTCCACATTAATCAGGGAATCGCGCAGATGAGCTGTTTCTCCCTTACGCAAATTAAATCGATAAGGAACTTTGGGCTTCATAATTTGGGCGAATTTTTTTGCCCCAGCTTTGTTGGCTTGAAACCGTTCTTCACGCCCAAACCCATCTGCAAGATCGTCTAGCAATTGGTCAAAAGATGCCTCATTGCTAATGTGGCTAGCCATGCTTAGTCACCACCCGATGGCACGTGATTAGGTCAAAGCCCTCGTTTTGTAAGCCGTCATCCGCCGCAATACTGTCAATCTTGTACAGATCCGATCCACGCTGAACTTGCAGCGTCTCGTTAACGGCCGGATTATGGCGAATAAAAAAGACCACTGCATTAGTGATCCCAGCTCCGGCTATGGTTAATTGCTGTTGCACGTTCAACGACCACTGGCCCGCCCAACAGCTAAAATCTGCTGAAAATTGTTGAATTGGCGTGCCAGTATTCGGGTTAATCTCGCCAGTATCGGCATCATGGCCAAAGGAGATACGGAAAGTCATTCGTGAAGGATTAATTGCTTTGGTCATCAGTGATCGCCTCCATTTTCAGATCATAGAGCCCTCTCAGTTGCCCAATGATTGAATCAACCGGTAGATTAATGCTGATTGCTGTGGTCGGAACTAACGAGCTCCGGTAGTTATAATAGGCCGAGGCCAATGCCAGCACAGCTGTATTAAACAAATCAACCACACTGACATCATCATAAAAGCTGTCTGATTCCGTGCCAACTGCTTGTGTGATATAGCTTTTTGCCGTATTTAAATATCCGGTCAGAAGCTGATCATCGGCATCACCATCTAGGCGTAGCGATAGTTTGAGGTCATCTAGTGTTGGCATTTAGCCACCTCCTTACTAATTATTACTTACTAGGTGTGGTTGTAGAACCTGCTGCAAAGTTTGCCGGTTGGTCAGCAATTGTACTGAATGAACCTGCAACAAATGCTTCCGTATCAGTAGGCTCAACATCAAAACGATCAATCACGCGAATCTTGGTTTGGTCTTTTTCAAAGGCACCACCACCGATGTTGGTCGTCAGCAAGGACATGTTTTCCCGATCAAACAACGTCACAGCTTGTGATAGATCACCGTAATACAGTGGGTAAGCTGGTGCAGAAACCGTACCAGTGTTTGGCAACCACTTGTCAGCTACCTCTACAATCCGCTTACCACGGATTAAATATTGATCAGGTTGTGTTGGATCGGGTTGCAATAAGTAACGCCCCATAGCATCCTTAACCTCGGAAAGTACATTGAAACCCGACGTATTTGTCATTAAGAACGACGTAGACTTAATGGCAGGATCTACGGCAGTATTAATCATCGTAATAATGTCATCAAACTTGGACAAGCTTGGCTTCTTAGGTGCTTTGTTCATCGCCGCAATGATTTT